GGGTAATCGCAGCGCCGTTGAGGTTAATCGTCGGTGTGCTCAGACGCCCAGGGTAAGACGCGCGGTTCAAGCCCGCGATGGTACCGGAGTTGGAGTTCACATCCCAAGCTTTGATGCCGAGGACAGACGCGCCAGTTCCGTAGGTTGCACCGTTCACAACCACGTAGTCGGTGACTGCGAGATCGGTCGGGAGCGGGGTGCTGAACCACAGGGTGTTCGAAGGACCGTCAACGTACGAGATTGTTGCCGAGGTGTATCCACCACCGACACGCTTCACGCCACCAACGGTGTAGAACGAAACCACTTGCTGATCGCTGAACGCCACTGCGACGTTCATACCGACGATTCCAGCGGTCTGCGCGCCTGTGCCAGGGGTGGCAAAGGCTGCTGTGCTAGGAATCTGGTCAATCATGCCAGAGCCATCAGAGTTGATGAGCCCTTCGATGCCCTGCATTGCGGCGTCGAGAGAGTTCTTCATTTCCTGAGCTTTACTTATTGTTACAAAACGTCATTACTTAATTATGAGTGTTGACGTTTAGGGGTGGACATTTCTGCCACCCTCTGCATATCACTATGCAGTTCGGACTATATCATCACCCTCTATCTGAGGGGTCTCGCGTGTAGTCTCTACGGAGCCTTTATTGAGGTTCACCATTTTTTGGCGCATACGTTCTCTCGTCTCTGGGTCTTCGTGATCTAAGCGATCATATTCCAGAGCTAAAATAACGCGCTCTCTCTTAATTACAAGATATGGAAGAATTCCAAGGAAAAATATTTCTCTATTCTTTTTCCCTTTGGGTCTCCACATATATTGCAGTTTCCTGTTAGCTCTTTCAGTAGTATAAAATGCTCCACCAAAGTTCTTTACAAGCCACTGCATAAGAGACAGACTTGTGTTTGAAATACAAGTAGCCAAGCGTGTAGAAGGTCTATCTTTGTACCCGATACAAATGAATACACTACCTTCCCCATCAAATAATCCGGCCAGATACGACCATTTCGTTTTATCATTCATAAAGTTTCCTCGGGATTGTCCACTAGGGAGTTTCCCCGATATAGCGAATTTTTGTCATTAAACTACTTACCTGCGACAGCCGCTAAAGCTTTATACTCAACGGCGAACAGGCCCTTCTGTTTTGAATCAGTACTTGCTTGTGCCAACCACGATATCTCACATACGTTGAAGAGATATACCGGGGCGAGCGCGAACGATGCCCACTGCGAGCCAGTGCCACGGCCCATAGCGTCAGCGTTACCAGTTCCTTGCGAGATTGCCGCGCCAGACTGCACACGGAAAGGTACACGGAAGGATGCACGGACGGTGCCGCCAGCGTTTGACTGGTTGGACACGGGGATATTTGTTGCTTCGGCCTTGAAAAGGCTATAGGCGGTTGTGCCATGGAAAACAAGATCCTTTATTCTGTTACCTGCAAAATAGAATTTCTCTTTTTCTCCCAGTAAGCAATTTTTGCTATGCTTAACTTTTGTCTGTGTTCATCAGAGAATTCTCTACCAAGATGTGCTTCTCTCATCTTTTGCTTTGTTTCTTCAGAATGTTTTCTTCCTAAAGACCTAAAGTTGTTTTTAAGAGATTCACTTATTTTCTTCTTGGCTTCTTCAGTATGCTTAAACTTTGATCCTGCATGACCTATTAAACCTGCGCTTATTTTAGCCCTTGCCTCAGCGCTCATCTTTCTGCCATGCATGACTCCTGTCCCTCCCAAACTGATATTGTATCCATCTGGTCGGACAGTGCTTAAAGTGTTGATGTAGAACCTCTCAACAGCGTCCAAGGAAGTTTTGTCCACACAGACATTCAATACTTCTGTTGTGAAGTTTTCCTTCCCGTACTTTTCTATAGCAAGATGAAGGTAGCTATTGTACTTCCTTCTTCGTTTCCCTACAGAATCGTATATGTGTTCCGTCCACCTCTGAGCCAAAGTCTTGGTGGTTTGTCCCACATACGCCATACCGTTTATAGTATTAGTGATTTTGTACACTATACCTTGCATATTTCCTCCGTGTAAAGGTCGAGAAGGGAGAGGTACACGCCTCTCCCAACTCTGACTCTGGATTCGAGGTCCAGAGATGCTTAGAAATTTTGTGGTGCAGTCATTTCTGCTGCACTCTCATGGTTGTTGTTCCCATGAGAACGGACTATCGCATAGCCTTTCGGCTCCCTCTCGCTTAGTCTCTCAGGCTGCTTTCGCTTGCCCCTTGTTGCCGTTTCAGGTTTCAAGTCAATCAGAGTGGGTTTTTAATCCCCAATTTTGTTTAGGGATTTCCTTAGCAAACTTTTTTCAATAAGGAATTGTAGACGCCTTTGCTATTGGGTAGCGTCTAGTTCGACTGCTTCAACAGCCATGTTGTTACGTATTACGTACGGGTTAGTCATTTCTGCTAACCTCTCACAGTTGTGTTCCTGTGAGTTCGGACTATTGCATCTTCCCGTAGGAGTTCAACCGCTTAGTCTCTCAGCGTCCTTTGCAGGTTCGCCCTCGTTGGCATTTCAGCGTTCGAGTCAATCAGGTTGAATTTAATGAGGCCCACTGTTGTTAAGCCTCTAATAGTGCCATATAAAATTATTTCCTTTGATACATAGTCACCTACGAAAAATTCTGAGGTTTCCGTAGTGCCGTGCTGAGCCATCAAATTGTGCATCAAGCACTTTCTGCTCCAGTTTATCGTCTTGTAGGGACCAATCAGAAAGTACACGATGTTTAGTTCAGTTCTAAACTCTTTGTGCCGCGCGCCTTGTTTCAGACCAAGGTTTTCCCTTAAGCCCTGCGCTAATAGCGGCCCTTGCTTCCTTCCCATGTCTATAGTTCTTTCTTTTCTCTAGACATTTCGGAGTGTTATACGATTCTTCCTTGCGCACCCGTTTACTCAAGGCTACGCTAATCTTTTCACAAAACTCTTTTGAATACTTTTTACCCAAGGCATTTGTGTTGCCTTTTCCAGCCTCACTGAGTCTTTTTCTCGTCTCTTCGGTGGGCACATTTCCTTTGCCGTTCTGCCACCCAGAAACTCCTCCACCGCCGTCTGCTAAATTGTACCCATTGGGAGCCTTAGTATTGAGCAGGGAAATATAGAAGGTTTCTACAAAATCCAGTTCTTCTTGGGATTCACACTCGTGAATCAACTCTACAACGAATGCTTCAATTGGGTACTTCCTAAGAGCCCGAGACATATAGGATTGACTTTTTCCTTGCCGAGCATGAGACATATGCTCTATCCAGCGTTCTCTAAGGGATTGCACGGTTTGTCCTACGTATTCCATACCTGTTTCGACATTGGTAATTCTGTAAATTATTCCAAACATTGATTCCTCCACGAAAAGGTCGAGCAGGGAGGTGTTCGTGCACCTCCCAACTCTAGTACAGGGTTATAAGTCCTGTATTTTCAATCACTTACGCCAGGTTATCCATTTCCCAGAGCCCTTGAGGAACCCTCGGCCAGCGATCATCTCAATGACCGCATCGGGTTTGCCTTGCTTGTTGACGTGATCCATATCGAGCTGATCACGACCGGGCTTCTGTGCAACGTAAACCGGCTTGTTCTCGGCTACTGCCTTCGCATCCACTTTGGCTGCTGCAGTTGCCTTCACTTCTTTGGCTGCTACACGGCCCGCTGCTGCTCCACCCTTGGCGTACCCGGGGTACATCTTCTGAACAACCCCACGTACGAGTTCTTCCGAAATAGATGCTACCTTCGCCTTGTGGTACTCCTCGATCTTGGCTCGGTCAGGAGTCTTTGCGCCCCACATAGCTTTCATCTGCGCCTGATAAGCGCTGTCGGCCTTGAGGGTTTCGTACAGAGTAGCCTTGATGGTGTTGCCCAGAGGCATCAGGTTTTCACGCCCGAAGCCTTTGAAGAACGGCATCTTCAAGTAAGAGCCTAGTGATGCACCGAGGGTCTTGTTGTTGACACTCTCGCAACTCTTGGCAACGCTGTTCTTGAATTCTGTCGTCTGGTTGGTCTTGAATTCTTCTTGCTGTTTAAGGAAAGCTGCTCGTTCCTCATCGAGCTGCTTGCGCTCGGGGGATACGACGTTCTCCTTAGCCTTCTTGTTCTCGGCTGAAAGTTTGTCATACCAGCCCTTGATGTCTAATGCAGCTTCTTTAGCCGCAGCAACTGCCTTGGCTGGGTCTGGATCATTCAACGACTTCACTAGGTAATCCAGTGCTCCCGGCAGATTAGCTGAGTCCAGACCTGCCACGAAATGTGGAGCAAAAGCCGCCTTATATCCGGCTTCATCGTTGGCCTTCACTGCATCCAAGAAGGCAGGGGCTAATTTTCCCCATGCATCATTCTTGCCTTGTGCCTTCAGGTCTGCTTCGATATCCTTGATCAACTGAGGATCACCAGCGTACAACTTGCCGTCACTGGCTTCCGCATTGGCCTTCACATTTGAAAGCGATTCTAGCCCTTCATGACCTCCAACGAGGTCTGAGAACTCTTTCAATTGCTTTATCTCATTGATCCCACCGGGAACAAGCTGTTTTGCAGCCTCCCATCTCTCATAGCTTCCATGAAGTTGAGCGGCCATTTTTGCCGCTTCTGGAGAAGACTTCTTGAAGGCAGACAATGCTTTTCGTACGTCTTGCGGAGTCTTTTCTCCAAACTCTTTACCATCGTCTTCTGGTTTAGCCTCTGGTTCTTTTTGGCTCCCGTCAGAATTGTATTGAGTCTTTACTTCTTTTTTGGGTACATCAACTGCTGACGTTGCATCTGCTGGTACGTCGGTTGTCGGAGTTTCTGCCACTGCTGGGGTTTCTACTTCGGCCACCGAAGCGTCTGCTGTGGTGGCTGCTGCTGGTATATCTACACCTACAAAATCCAGTACTCCCATTTCATCTGCCATGAGTCCTTACCTTCCTTGAGTCTATAGTCTGTGTATTTCTTGCTTTTGTGCCGATTGCACTCTCCGCATAAAGGCTGGATATTGTGCAAAAAACTTGAACCTCCGTGGCACACGGGCACTACGTGGTCCGCCTCTAGAGGTTTTACTTCTCCGCAGCAAAGACATCTGAATCCACATGCAAAACATGTTCTTCCAGTTTCATCGCTACGTGTACTGCGTCCTCTCGTACGTGGCCGCTCGTGTAAAGAGTCGCGGCTGCTTGGAGGAGTCTTGCTATTCTTGCGTCTGAGTCATTCATTACTAACTCCCTAACTACTCAGTTCTGCTTTCTTCTCTGAGCCAAAAAGAACCTCTGTGGTATATTTTCCTGAATCATCTACATAGACAGCCATAGTACCTCCCGGCTGCACTGATGTCTCTGAGGATTCTGGTCTTCCTACTTTGTCTCCAGCGATTAAAGATTCTAATGTTACAATGTTGGAATTGTGACTTATGAAAACCGTCAATTTATCTTTCTTCAATTCTTTGTCAAAGTATTCAAATGTGCGGTCTTCTAAATCCACTAAAGGCTCTCCATCAGGAATGGTCAACTTTGGATTGTCCACATAAAGTTCAAGAATTGGTCCGTAATCGTCTCTGTCTTTTCCCGAAAGAAATCCAAGATTCCAACTTATAAGAGCCCTATCTTGCTCTACATCTAACCCAAATTCTTCTGCAAATGCATCTGCTGTTTGCACTGCCCTGAGCATAGGAGAGGAGACTATACGTTCCGGGCTTATCCCTTCGTTCCTTAGATTTTCTGCAGCATCCTGAGCTTGTTGCTCTCCTTGTTCATCTAAGGGAGGGTCCATTCGCGCACGGAAGGAATTACTTTCATTCAAAATTGTACTTCCATGCCTTTGTACGAGACAAACCAATTTCTTACCTTTTTCTTGGGCCACGTTTTCCTCTCATCTTGGCTTTTGATTCCTCTGTATGTCTAAAACCCTCATGTGCTTTACTCATCTTTAGACGAGTCTCTTCAGAGGCTTTTGCCGGTGTAGTGTCCCAATTTCCTGTGGCTATTTCGTTGTCGCTTAATAATCTGCCATTTACAGGGTTTCTTGGTCTTGGGTTCTTCTTAAGATGCTCGGAATTCTTAGGGTTTGGTTTCCCCGTAAACGCATCTCTCATTTTTTGTATAGCTTTTTCTGAAAGTCTACGTCCAAATTGGCCTTCTCCACCGTCTGTTAAGTTGTGCCCATTTGGTGCTTTGGTACTCAGTAGTGCAATGTAGAACATCTCCACGAAATCCATCTCTTCTTTGGTTTCACATTCGTGAAGTATGACACGAGAAAAGTTTTCTGCACCATACTTTCTTATGGATTTGTAGATTAGAAACTTAATACCTAAATCTGCATTTTCTAGATGCTTTTCCCATCTCTTTTCTACAGTTTTTGTAGTTTGACCTACATACTGCTTTCCATTCACTTTATTGGTAATCAAATAAACTATCATCTTTACCTCCCGAAAGGTCGCGCAGGGGAAGTTTCGGGCTTCCCCATACGCTAGCCCAGACTGATCAAGGTCTGAGATTTCTTATCTCCGAAGCTGTCTCGGAGGTGCTTCTAATTGTTGCTTACCGTGATCCGCTAATGCAGCGGGTATAGCTTTTTTCTGTACTGCGGTGTTCAACTGCTCTGCGTTGTGCTGTTGGAAATCAGCTGGGCTCGCGTTTATTTGCATCTTTGCGAGAGCTTGTATAGCAACGGGTGTAGGCATCTTGCTTATGTCCAAACTGATGCTTTCAGAAGGCGGTTTATTTGGAGGAGCATTTGCAAGTGCTATCTTCTTTGCCATAGCTAAATGTTCACTCCAATGAAGATGCAGATTTTGAAATGCTGCACGCTGCTCGGGAGGTCCATACTTAAAACCCTGACCTTCACTGCTTGTTATCCAATCAAAACAAGCACCAGCTTCCACTGCGTGATTTTCGCTTTCATCCTGCGCAACAGGTAGAGTACTCACTTGTGGAGGCATAGCCTGCATCTGCTTCTGCAACTGCTGCACCATAGCCATGCTTTCTGGCGGTACAGGTTGCATCTGCTTTTGTGCAAGTTGCATCTGTTCTGCAGCTTTCATCAGTACTTGTTGTATCTGCAGCACAGCCGGGTTGGGCATTGGTCCTGACCTCAATAGCAACTCCATCTCCCCCTTCTGCTTGGTGATTGAATCCGCGCCGGGTACTTTGAACTTCTTCAAACGTATGCCGCTTTGCAATATGGGCAAGTTCGACGGAGAGAACAACCATTGTCTGATTGCCTCATTCTGCGTACTCGCGTCGATCATCTTGATCAACTTAGCTTCCTTCTGATTCCAAGACTCGGGGAATGCTGGGTTGGCCTCAGGGAAGCATAGAACCTTACCGGCGAGGTTGGAGGTGTTGACTGTAACCTTGCCTCTACCCGGTAGTGTCTGTGAAATTTTCTTTCCATCTCTACAGTCTGCCGCGCAACCTACTGCTTGGCGCGCGCACTCTGCAAACATGTCTTGAATGTTGTTCCATGGGCACCCTATACGTTGGAGTGCCTGATCCATCTGGATTACCGCGTTACCTACCGTATTCTCACCAGTCGCCGCCCCAAACAAACTTGGGAGTGCACCAGTGATCTCTTCTGAAAGAGTGGTGATGAACCATTTGATAAAATCGCCCAGAGCATTTTGCGGCTGCGGGGTAGGCTCGACCATGATGTATTGATCCATGGTAGTAAGCCCGGGCTGAGGTTGAAAGGGACCGATGCTGCCGGGAACATTATTCTGTTTTTGTATGGCGTCCATGTTGAATGCTTCGGCATTCATCCACTTCTTTGGCACCGTATTCTTGAAGAAACTGTCTTGGAGGTCAACCCAATCGTTGATCCTCTTTTGGATGGAGATCAGAGACGTTCCGAGAGCGCGCCGGTTCTGGCCTTTGCCTGAGAATGGGTGACCTATTGCTAGGTGAGCATCCATACTCTCGTTCTTCGAGTATGCGTAGTTCGCTCCTGCTTTAACGAGTAGGCACCCGTTGGGGAACGCTTCCAAAAATTCAGCACGAACCTGATCATTCACCTTTTCGTCCATGAACATTGACGGACGAAACCACGTATGCGATACGACCGTGTGTCTCTGTAAAGAGTCACCAGTCACGTAAGCGCCGAGGACGGCCTGCCTCGTGTTTTCACGAGCAATTCTGTCCAATTCTGTCTCTGTGTTGTTATCTGAACCCGGCTTGATCTTATCGGCAATCCACGGGTATTTCGCTTTAACAATCGCTACGTCAAGGTCTTCGTACAACTTCACAAACTGCATGTCCTTGATGAAGTCCACAGCAATTGGAACTTTGTGATCCAACTTTCCGTGGAGCGTAGTGACTTCCCTACCACGAGATTTCTTTATGGGCTCTGCTGGAGGAACGATGTATTCTTCGGTCTCTTCAGGGACCGCTCCCTCTTCGTCTTCGTCTCCCAAGGGCGATTCTGTCTGCTCACGAAACTCCTCCAGACCTTCTTGGCCTGTAGGTGTATCCTCGGGCGGATTCAGTATGTCCTCTGCTGTGACTGGGGCATTGTCGTCTTCGTCTCCACCTTCAAAACCGTAGAGCTGACCGTTCAATTCATAGCGAGTCCAAGCAAGTACTCGATCTTCGTTCCACATGATGCGTGCGCAATCTACGAGCAACGCATGAAGGTTGTTATTTCGTGCCCAAATCTCTTTGAAACTGTCTGCCTCTTCAGCAGCCACAATGTCTGGCCCGTAATCTGGGTTGGC